CTTCGCCGCCCGCAGCGCCTGTCACCAGAGGCGGAGAACGATCAAATGTCGTTCGTTTGACGTCTCAAGAAAGAGAAATAGCCCAGATGATGGGTATGTCTGACAAGGAGTACGCGACCCATAAACTTGCCCTTCAAAAAGAAGGCAAACTTAACTAATAGGAGTTTTTATCATGAATGATCAAATTAAAAGAGTTCGCCCAAAGATGAGCAAGTTTCGCGAAGCTTCTGACAAACTCAAAGAAGAATACGCAACGGCACAGGCTGAGGTTGCCGAAGAGCAAGAAGCAGTAGCTGATGACGTTGGTCTTCGTCGAGCAGAAATGAGAACGCCTATGCGAGAAGAAGATCCGCGAACTCGCGCAGCGCGACGTGCCGAAGAGATCCGCAATCACATAGGCGGTCTTGATGACGGTACTGACGAGTTCTTTATTGACCCTCGCGATATTCCGCCGGGCTGGTCATACGAATGGAAGCGCAAAACCGTTCTCGGTCAGGAAGACCCGGCTTACATGGTGAGCTTAGCCCGTAAGGGCTGGGAACCAGTGCCGGCTGCGCGTCATCCGCACATGATGCCGGAGGGATATGCCAGCGCGGCGATTGAGCGTAAAGGTCTGATCCTTATGGAGCGCCCGCTTGAGCTAACCGAAGAGCAGCGGGAGCTTGATCGAAGGGCGGCAATCAATCAGGTCCGACAGAAAGAGCAGCAGCTTGCCCAAGCGCCAAGTGGCCAATTTGAACGGCAAAACAAAGACTCTCCGTTGATCAAAGTCAAAAAGTCCTATGAGGCGATTCCAATCCCAAAGGACTAACCCTAGAGAAAAACTGAAGGCGCCGAAAGGCGCCTTTTTTTTGCCTTGTTGACAATTTTGAAAAAAGGGCGTTATCTTGCGTCCCAATGCCTCCCCCGGCGGGAGGTTTTTTGTAAAACCCCGGCCTAGTCGCCCCGGCGTGCGATGATGGCTTCTCGATAGGAGAACCCGTCATGGCGAATACTTTTGCGCCTTTCGGATTTCGTCAGTCTTCGGGCACCGGTTCTGCTCCCACGTACGAGCAGGTCGCAAGCTTTTGCGTCTACGACACGGCTGCCATGTATTACGGCGATCCGATTTTCCGTGATGCAACGACCGGCGGTGTCAAACCCGACACCCCGGGAACCGGCATTCTTGCTGGCGTTTTTTATGGCTGTAAGTACCTCTCGGTTTCCCAGAAGCGCACCGTATGGAGCAATTTCTGGGGCTCTGCCGACGTTGCCTCTGGCAACCTCGTTGAGGTCTATCTGGTCAATGACCCGAATGCCAAGTTCCTTGCTCAGGTTGGTGGCTCGGCTTCGGTCGGCGCTACGGCTGCCGAAATTGGCTCGAACGTGCAGTTTGCGTATGGCACTCCGTCCACCGCGACCGGCATCTCAGGAGCTTTTGTGAATATCGCCGTCACGCCGACCACCACGGCTACGCTCCCGTTCAAGCTGGTGAGCCTTGTTACGAACCCCCCGGGTTCTAACGGGACGGAAGCGGGCGTCTACAATTACGTAATTGTGGCGTTCAACAACGTCGAAACCAAGACCCTCACGGGCGTTTAAGGAGTAAGGGAAAATGGCTGTCAATCTTTCAGCAATTAAGGACCTTCTCCTCCCCGGACTCCGTGGGATTGAAGGCAAGTACGAGATGATCCCATCTCAGTACGACAAGATCTTCACCAAGCATGATTCGAAGCTGGCTCTCGAGCGCACCGCTGAAATGCGGTACCTCGGCCTCGCTCAGTTAAAGACTGAGGGTGGTCAGACGTCCTTCGACAACAATGCTGGCGAACGTTTTGTGTACAACCAAGAGCACAATGAAATTGCCCTTGGTTACGCAATCACCCGCAAGGCGATTGACGACAACTTGTACAAGACGCAGTTCCACCCGTCGAACCTCGGTCTGATTGAATCTTTCCAGCAGACCAAGGAAATCTACGGCGCGAACATCCTCAACACTGCGCAGACCTACAACTCGGCCATTGGTGGCGACGGCGTTTCGCTCGTCAATACCTCGCACCCGATTGATGGTGGCACGGTAGCCAACCGTCCTGCGGTTGACGCTGACCTGAACGAAAGCTCGCTGCTGAACGCGATGATCGCGATCCGTACGAACTTCCGCGATCAGGCTGGCTTGAAGGTGTTTGCTCGTGGTCGCAAGCTGGTTGTTCCGCCCGCGCTCGAACCGACAGCGATCCGTCTCACGAAGACGGAGCTTCGTCCGGGTACGGCGAACAACGACGTGAACGCGATCTTGACGACTGCAGGCGGCCTGCCTGAGGGCTACATGGTCAACGACTTCTTGACCTCGGCCCGAGCTTGGTTCCTGCTGACCAACATCGATGGTCTGTCGTACATGGACCGTGTGAGCTTCGAGACTGATATGCAAGTGGACTTTGTCACCGACAACCTGTTGGTCAAGGGCTACGAGCGTTACAGCTTCGGCTACTACAACTGGCGCTCGATCTTCGGATCGCTGCCCACGTAAAGGAGAACCATTATGGGTATCACTAATCTCAGCGGCCTCGAAGTCGCAGGCGTACCCACAATGGGCATGGCGGGAGCTCCGCTGTTCTCGGGTAGCTTTTATTTCGTTGACTACGTCAACGGCAATGACGGCAACCCGGGATCGGCGGACGAGCCCCTGAAGACGATCTATGCAGCTCACGCTTTGATGCAGGCAGGCAATAACGATGTCTGTGTCATTGTGGGCGATGGAACGACTGCTGGAACTCAACGCCTCTCCATTGCGAACGCACAAGTCGGCGATCCGGCTGCAACGGTGGGAACTCTAGTTTGGGATAAGGATGCATGCCATTTGATTGGTATGACCGCCCCCACTGGGATCTCGCCGCGTGCTCGGCTTGCTCCTGAAACCACTGCAACCCTGACCACTTTTGGCTCGGGAACCTTGGTGAGCGTAACGGCCAGCGGCTGTTACTTCTCCAACTTCCAAGCTTTCAGTGGTTATGCGACGGGTGGTGCCAACCAGCTCTGCTGGGTCGACACTGGCAGTCGTAACTACTACCAAAGCGTTCACTTCGCTGGCGCAGGTGACACGGCCTCTGCTCAGGCCACTACCAGCCGTTCGCTGGTTTTGGACGGCGCTCAAGAGAGCACGTTTGTCGGATGTACTTTTGGCGTGGACACTGTCCAGAAGACAGTCGCGAACTCAATTGTTGAATTTAAGAGCGGGGCAACTCGCAACAAGTTCATCAGTTGCGACTTTCAATGGTGGTCCAATTCTGCAACCACGCTTGTTCTCTCGGCGGCGGCGGCTTCCGCAATCGACCGTTGGAATAAGTTCGATAACTGTGCCTTCTTGGGCTTCGGCACTGACCTGACGGGTATCGCCTCCTTGGCGGCTTCCGCAGGCGGCACTTTGCTCATGAAGAACTGCACGCTGGTCTCCGGTTCTTCAACCAACTGGGGCGCCGACGCTACGTCGCTGGCCCAGATTCGTGTTGATGGCGGAGCGCCGACCGCAGCTACCACCGGCATCGCCGTAGTGCCCACCTAAGGAGTAACTGAACATGAAAGGCAAGATGATGAAAGGCCGTTCCAAGCGCGCCACCGGCGGTGTCAACCAAGCCGCCGAGGACCTTGGTCGGAAAAACCTTCGATACACCTACCAGTCCAATGTCAACGATGCCGCTGAAGAGCGCAAGCGTGGCGGGAAGACGATGAAGAAGCACGCTGGCAAAGTGGACGGCAAGAAAGCCGACATGCATGCCGGTCGCAAGCCGCGTAAAAGCGGTGGCCGCGCCTCTTCGGATCAGAACCCGTTCACTTCTGCTCGCAAGGGCACGCCGCCGCCGGGCCGCACGCTCGATGGCAGCCTTGATTAATCTGGGCTGAAAAGGCAAAAAGAACGGGGGCCTCTGTGCCCCCGTTTTTCCTTGAGGTAATTGAAATGGCAAAGACTCCAGCATGGCAGCGCAAAGAGGGTCAGTCCTCAGAGGGCGGCCTAAACGAAAAGGGCCGCGCTTCGTTGCGCGCTCAAGGGCAAAACATTAAACGTCCGGTGACCTCTGGCGAGGCAAAGAAAAGCCCGGCAGCAGCCGCCAGACGCGACAATTTCAGAAGCCGGATGTGCGGCATGAAGGAAAAGCTGACGTCACCCAAGACGAAGCATGATCCGAATAGCCGAATCAATCTGGCCCTCAAACGTTGGGATGTTAAGTGCTAACATCTCGAAAACTTCATAGGTGAATCGCCATGACTCAACCTCTTTTTACTTCTGTTGGTCCGATTGAAGCCGCAAACGCTGATGCCATTTGTGAAGCTGAAACCCCGGATGCAGGCCCGATTGATCTTACTGGTAGTTCCGTGGTAGACGGCGTTGCTGTTCTTGATGCCCCTCGCCGAGTTGAAATTGACACCACGGGCGATGAATCTGCGGCAACTTTCGTAGTTACGGGCACTCTCTGGAATGGTCAAGTTTTTAGTGAATCAATCACTGGAATTCCTTCAGGGGGCACGGGTTCAACCACTCAAAGCTTTGCGACTGTTACCTCGGTCACGATAAGCGTCAATGCTAACGATTCAATTGTTGTTGGCACGAACGGCGTCGCTGATTCGCCTTGGCTTCGTCTTGACGACTATGCGCCTTCGCCGACTGGGGTGACTGTCGTTGTTGATGGCACTGTGAACTACGACGTTGAAATCTCGCAGGATGATCCTGATTCGTTCATCAGCCCGGTCCCCATTGGTGAAATGGTGTGGCTTGATGCCCTTGATGCCAACTTGGTCAGTGAGTCTACAAACAAGACCGGCGGCTTTACTTACACGCCATGCTGGGTTCGTTTGACGCTCAACAGCGGAAGTGGCTCAGCGAGGATGACGGTAGTACAGTCCGGCACAATTCCGAAGTAATCAGGAGGCGTTATGGCTACCAGCGGCACCTACGCCTTTAATCCGTCTCTGGGTGAGATGACGCTTTATGCGTTCAATCTCTGTGGCATTCGAAATACCGCCCTCACTCAAGAGCACATGGAATCTGCTCGCATGGCGAGCAACATGCTGCTTGGTCGCTGGAGCAGTCAGGGCGTCAATCTTTGGTGTGTTGACCTTCAAACCATCAATTTGACTGCGGGTGTTTCGACATACTCTGTGCCGGCTAACACCATCGTCATGCTCGACGCCTACATGGTCGATAGCACCGTTTCATCTTCAAACGTTGATCGGCTAATCCTGCCCATCAGCAGAACTGAATACGCAAGCTACCCAAACAAGACCCAGCAGGGCTTTCCGACAACTTTTTGGTTCAATAGGTTGTTATCGCCTGAAGTCACGTTGTGGCCTGTTCCAGACGGAACTCAGCCTCAATTCAAGTATTACCGAGTGCGGCAAATTCAGGATTCTGAATTCATCAATGCCCAGCAAACCGAGATTCCGTACTACTTCCTTGAAGCGTTCACTTTTGGCCTTGCCGAAAGACTCGCCATGATGTGGGCTCCTGATAAAATTCAAATCTTGAAGCCTCTTGCTGATGAGTCTTATCAAATTGCTGCCAGCCAGAATATTGAAACCGCTCAGCAATACATCTCGCCCACGATCTCTAGCTACTATCAGGCCTGATCATGGGTTATGCATCCAGAGCAGGAAGAGCCAAAACAAACTCCGCAAACCCGCAAGCTCATGCGATTTGCGACCGTTGCGGCTTCCGGTACAACTGGGTGGATCTGAGTTGGCAGTTCGACTGGCGAGGCGCTCAGCTTGCCAACATCAGAATTTTGGTTTGCAGACCCTGCAAAGACACGCCGCAGCAGCAGCTTCGGTCGATTGTGGTGCCGGCTGACCCGGTTCCGATCATCAATGCCAGAACACAAGACTTTGTGGCGGCTTCGATCAATTACTCGTCTGTATCAGGCGGCGGGACTGTAGATCCGGTGACGGGTATTCCAATTCCTCCCAGTGTGAATCTTTTGACTCAAGCTGGCGAGAACTCGACGACTCAGCCTTATGGTCCGCCGGTTGGGTTGACTCAAGCAGCGCAGATGCCGCTCAAGGGCACGCAAGCCTACGCCGTGCTTTTGCCCGTGATCTCGGTTACGTCAAACGGTTCAGACCAAATTACGGTTAATTGCTCTGCAGCCCATAACCTCACCACCAATGATCAAGTTTCGGTGCAGGGCCTTTCAAACAATAAACTGACCGGGTTTTACAGCGTCACGGTCACCACGGGGACGCAATTCACCTTCCAGTCCAATACGGCCACGCCAGTCGGGTCTTTGTATTTGCCGACTTCCCGCATCGTGACGGCTCAAGTTGGACTGCCGTATGGGTATACTAAAATTCCTCAGACAGGGATTTAGGCCATGGCAAACACAACCATTCCAAACCTTCCGCTTGCCATTGCCATCAACGGCACGGAGCAACTCGAGGCAGTCCAAGCAGGCACCTCGGTTCGAATCACGTCTGCGCAGATTGCGGCTATCGGCGGAGCTACTGGCGCTACTGGCGCTACTGGTAATACCGGCCCCATTGGGCTGACTGGTGCAACCGGAGCTACAGGCGCTACCGGCGCCACAGGCGCTACGGGAGCCACTGGAGCAACTGGTCCTACAGGAGCCACAGGGGCCACAGGGCCTACAGGCGCTACGGGAGCCACCGGCGCCACGGGCGCCACTGGCCCGGGGACTGGCGACACCGGCGCTACTGGCCCTACGGGCGACACTGGGCCTACAGGGCCAACGGGCGCCACTGGAGCAACTGGACCTACAGGCCCTACAGGCGATACCGGCGCGACGGGCCCTACTGGTCCGGGTACCGGAGATACTGGCCCCACGGGCGATACCGGGGCTACAGGAGCTACAGGGGCTACAGGAGCTACAGGGGCTACAGGAGCTACAGGGCCTACGGGTGATACCGGGGCTACAGGAGCTACAGGGCCTACGGGTGATACCGGAGCCACTGGGGCCACTGGGCCTACGGGCGCCACCGGAGCAACGGGAGATACTGGCGCTACCGGGCCTACTGGCGCGACAGGCGCGACAGGCGACACTGGGGCCACTGGACCGACTGGCGCGACCGGTGCGACTGGGGCTACAGGCCCTACAGGCGATACGGGCGCCACGGGACCGACTGTTTATCCCGGCACTGGTGTGGCTGTTTCGGACGGCTCTGCTTGGATCACGTCTCTCACTGCGCCCACAGGTGCGCTCGTCGGCACTACAGACACGCAGACGCTGACCAACAAGCGCATCGATCCTCGGGTCAGCAGCACCGCGAGCATTGCCAGTCCGCTTGCTTGGGACAGTGACGACTTTGATGCCTATGCCGCAACGGCTCAGGCTGGCGCGCTGACGATCAATGCCGACTCGGGCACGCCGGTCAATGCGCAAAAGATCATCTTCCGCTTCTTGGACAACGGAACGGCTCGAGCCTTGACGTGGACGACCGGCTCATCCAAGTCTTTCCGCGAGGTCGGGGTCACGCTTCCGACGACCACCACTGTCAACAAAACAACGTACGTCGGTTGTATTTACAATGCGGCTGCGGATCGCTGGGATGCCGTAGCGACAGTGACAGAAGCTTGATCGAGGTATGGTAAATGGCTACATATTATTGGCGCGGCGGCGTAGGTACTTGGAACGGATCTAATACCGCGAACTGGTCGACAACCTCGGGTGGGTCGGGTGGTGCGGGCCCACCGACGAGTACCGACGACGTTATTTTTGACAACGCTTCTGATGCAGCGGGTAACTTTACCGTTACGTGTACTACAGCATCTGCTGTTTGTCAGGATTTCACTTGTACCGGGCCAGATGTCATTATTACGTTTAGCGGCGGCTTTAGTTGTCACGGCAATTTCTCCGCCGCTAATACCGCGAATAACGTCTATACCAGTTGCGACGTAACGCTCCGGGCGACTACGACCGGAAAAACTTTTACATCTAACGCAAGAACTATTCGCTCAGTTACCTGTAACGGCGCAGGCGGCGAATGGACGATGCAAGATGCGTTAACGATGGGGACTCTAAGCGGGTTTACGCTAACCGCCGGGACTTGGAAAACTAATAATTTTAATATGACGAACGGCACATGGAATATAAGCGGAACGTCTACGCGGGAAATTCAGTTAGGTTCGTCGACTATTTCGATTCAAGGGAGCACTACCGCAACGCTGAATGCGTCAACTATTACTAATTTAACTTTTACCGCAGGGACTTCGACAATAAATTTTACAAACGGAACAAGTACTTTAAATTCTGCAGGACTAACTTTTTATAATGTTGGCTATACAGCCACCGGTTCAGATACTTTATTTAGTATCAATGGCGCAAATACTTTTAATAATTTAACCATTACCGGTCCTAGTGGTACAGGGCAACAGTCTATACAGTTCAATAGTAACTGCACGATAAACGGAACTTTAAGCGTTTCTGGCGCGACCGCCATTAGGCGAGTCAGGGTTACTACTGATGATTCCGATTCGGTTAGAACGTTAACCGTTAATGCTTGTTCTCCCTCCGATACAGATTTTAGAGGGATAACGATTACCGGTACTGCCGCTCCGCTTACGGGAACTCGATTAGGTAATCTCGGCGGTTGTAGCGGGATAACTTTTACCGCTGCTGCGGATAAATACTGGAATCTTGCTGGTTCGCAATCATGGACTTCTACCGGTTGGGCATTAACCGATACCGGATCTCCGGCGTTAAATAATTTCCCTCTTGCACAAGACGATGTTTTCTTTACGAACGCGGGGGCGGCAGGAACTGTAAGCGTTACCACCGGTCCTTGGGCTTGTAATAACTTAGATTTAAGCGATCGAACTAGTGCGGCTACGTTAACAATTACAAACCAAGATTTAATTGTAAAAGGAGATCTAACAATCGGAACCGGTATGACTATCGGAGGAACCGGCGCTCGAATATCGATGTGGAATCTCGACGGAGCGAATAGAACGATCACGACGAATGCCGTTAGCATTAACGCAAATTTTGATTTTAACTCTGCCGGCGGAGGTAAAGTTACGTTCGCAGATGACGTAACGACTACAAGAAGTACTACTCTTTTTAGTTCGGGGCACCTTCACCCACGAGGAATATTAGACCTTAACGGTAAGACGTGGAAAACAAATTCGCCCTATAATTTAGATTACACAACTGTTCGCGAGCTCCGATGGGGCAATAACGCAGTAATAGAATTTACATCTAATGGATCAGATTTAATAAATTTACCTTCAGCAACTAACTTTACCCAAGTATTAGGTACGGGGAATAAAGTCGTTTGTAGTGCAAATACGTCAAGTGTTAGAACTTTTAGTTTTCCTTCTACGTGGGGCGATTCCGACGTCGTAGATTTTGAGGTTACCGCAGGAACAGGTTCTGTGTCTGGCGGTCATTTTAAAAATGTAAATTTGCAAGGATATGTAGGAAGCGCAAGTAGTGCTGGATTTTCTTCGTTTGATATTAATGGAAATCTTACTACAGGCACGACTTACGCCCCGGCTGCAAACGCTAATACTGGCGCTATATTTTTTTTGGGGGCTAATAACTCTACGGCTAGTTTTGGAACCGTAACACACCGAAATCAATTTCTTATAAATAAAACCGCTGGTTCGTCATTAACATTGACTTCTGATCTAACAACGGCTTCGACTTTTTTTGTCAGAACAGGAACATTTGATAGTGATAATTACGCTATTAGTTGTGAAAAATTTGACGTCGATCAAACAGGTACTAAAGTTATAAATCTTGGAACTAGTACTATTACGCTTACTGGCAATACCCTTGCTGTATTCGAATATGAGGCTACAGGGACTACGTTTAACGCTTCTTCTTGTACGTGGATTATCTCGTCAACTACTAACGACAGTCGTACATTTGGAAGCAGTAGCACTACGATCCCTAACGTCGGGACTGTGCGTATCGGCGGCGGGTCGTCCACAGGAGAAATTAGACTCTACGGAAATATGACCGTAGGAAATATTGAGACGACGCGAACCGGCGCATGGCCGCTTCAATTACTCGCGGGGAATACGGTTACTTTCGATAACTTCTCGCTCTCAGGAACCGCCGGTAATTTAATTACACTTCGGTCGAGTAGTTCAGTTACAAAGGCTAACGTCGTTAAGAACGGCGGTAACGTCTGCGTCGACTATCTCTTCGTCAGCGATATCGCCGGAACTCCCGCCAATCGATGGTATGTTGGAGCGAACTCGACGGACAACGGCGATAATACCGGACTGATTTTTACGGCCTGCCCAGCGGCGGGAACCGGAAATTTTTTCCAGTTATTTTTCCCCTGAGGGTGATATGGCAGTCGATATTCAAGAGGTTAACGCCAAAGTGGACAGTCACATCGACGTTTGTGCAGTTCGCTATGAATCATTAAGCAAGCAATTTGATATCCAGATCACGGGTATCAATGGTCGACTCAAGAAGATTGAGAGAAATCTCAATTGGGGGATTGGTCTTGTCTTCAGTGCCATGGGCACAATTATTTTGTTATTACTTAACTACATCATGAGATAGGTATGCCTGTTAGCAGTACGAATGGTAAGCAAGAAATTCAGAGAATAGTTTCCACAGTCAAACACGAAAAGATGCTCGATATCGGGTGCGGAGTTGGCACGTATGCCAAGCTGTTCCCTGATGCTGAATGGACCGGCGTAGAGGTCTGGGAGCCTTACGTCGAGAAGTACAATCTCAACGAGCTGTATCAAACTTTGATCGTAGGGGATGCCAGAGAGTGGCAGCCCTTTGATCGTTACGATGTCGCCTTTGCCGGTGACGTCCTCGAGCACATGACGTATGACGAGGCAAAGTCCCTTATCTGCAAGCTGCAGGATTGCGCCGAAACCGTTATTGCCAGCATTCCTATCGGCCACTGGCCTCAGGGCGAACACGAAGGCAACCCCTACGAGCGGCACGTCAAAGACAATTGGACTGACGAGGAAGCCCGTTCGCTTTTTGGCAGTCCCGTTCTAGGGAATGTCTACGGCGGAATCGGCGTCTATGCTTGGTCAAAAAGCGGCCAATTCTTTCAGGCCATTCCGCGCAAAATCCACATTGTTTGGATAGGCGATGAACTTAAACGCCCCGATGACTTAATCAAAACGTGGGCTGAAAAAAACCCGGGATGGCAAGTCCACGTCTGGGGCAATGAGGAATTGCATGCAACGGACTGGATAAATAGCGTCCACATCAAGACGTATCTCGAGCAGAAAAAGTACAACGGCGTCGCCGATATGATGCGGTACGAGATCCTGCACGCCCATGGCGGCTTTGCAGTGGATGCGGACAGCGAGTGCGTGAAGCCTCTCGAAGACTGGCTTTTCTGCGGTTCAGCCTGCGCCCCTTGGGAGAATGAAACAGCCAGACCCGGCATGATTGCCGTGGGGTATATGGCCTCGGCACCCGGCCACCCGTTTTTCAAGGCGGTCATCGATGCCATCAAGGATGATCCAACAGTCCCTGATGGACCGGCTTGGATTAAAACTGGACCTGTCATTTTCACAGAAGTTCACAAAAAGCATCCACAAGATTTCCACATCTGGCCCTCGTCTTACTTTATCCCCGAGCATTACACCGGCGTGAAGTACGAAGGCTCTGGGCCTATCTTTGCCCAACAAAAGTGGATGACGACGCTCAACACGTACCGCGAGAACATTAAGGTCGCGGTCTATGCCATTGCCAAAAACGAAGAGAAGCACGTCGAGCGGTTCATCAAATCAGCACAAGGCGCCGACTACATCATCATCGCGGACACCGGCAGCACCGATAGGACGGTCGAGATTGCGAAGGCCTGCGGGGCGACGGTCTACTCCATCAGCATTGATCCATGGCGGTTTGACCATGCCAGAAATGCGGCTCTTGCCTTGGTCCCAAAAGATGCCAAGGTCTGTATCCCCCTTGATTTGGACGAGGTGCTTGAGCCGGGCTGGCGAAAAGTAGTTGAGGAAATGTGGACGCCCGGTACGGGCAGGCTTAGGTATAAGCAAGACTGGGGCGGCGACCATATCTTCTATGGCGAGAAGATCCATGCTCGCAACAACTACGACTGGCGGTACCCGATTCACGAGTACATCATCCCCATCACGCCTGAGAAAATCGTTCGTTATGACGGCGTTTTAATTCGCCATGAGCCCGATATCAACAAGTCCCGGGGGCAGTATTTGCCTCTTTTGGAACAGGCGGTAAAAGAAAATCCGGCTTGCCACCGAATGGCGTACTACCACGCTCGAGAGCTGTTCTACTATGAGAAGTGGCAGGCCTGTATCGATGAAGCACAGAGGTATCTGGCTTTGCCAACTGCTTACTGGGACCACGAGCGAACGCACATGATGCGGATTTTGGGCAAGGCAAACAAAGCTCTTGATCGAGGTTTCGAGTCCCAGAGGTGGTTCCGTAGAGCTTGCGCCGAGATGCCCACAATTCGTGAGCCGTGGTGCGATTTGGCCCAAGCCTGTTACGAATGGGGTCTTTGGATCGAGTGCTATCATGCCTCGATGCATGCTTTGAACATTATGGATCGAGCGTATTTGCATACTTCGGACCCCGCCTGCTGGGGTGCTAAACCCCATGATTTGGCGAGCATCGCTGCGTGGAATTTGGGTTTTAAAGAAATTTCTAGAACCCAAGCCCGGCTGGCGCTTGAAAAGCAGCCAAGTGATGAAAGGCTGCAGAATAACTTGAGAATCGTGCAGGAAGCCTGCTAGTTAGTTATCATCCCCCCAAACATCTGCGTAGAGGGCGGTAATACCCCATGGCTGTCGCGACTACACCGCTGACTTATAACTCGTACGTGACGCAAATTGCGACCTTGGCCGTGGTCGACACCCAGACGGTTGGGGGCATTGTGGAGGGCGTAGATCAGGCATTTAATGACCTGATTCCACAGATGTTGAACTATGCCGAGCTGCGGATTCAGCGCGACCTTGACCTTCTGAACCTGAAGACGTCTCTGCCCATTACCTTCACTACCGGCGTCAACCTCCTGCAGATCAATACGGATGACTTTGTCACTCTGCAAACGGTCAACCTTTCTAGCGGCGGGGTCGGTTATACGCTCCTACCGACGACCGTAGAGTGGCTGCAGAACGTTTATAGCAGCACGGCAACGGCTGCCCGTGGCCGCCCACAATACTTTGCTATGTACGGCGGAGACAGAAATACCGGCGGCAACACGTCGATCAATATTCTCTTCGGCCCTTACAGCGATGCCAGCTATTCGGGCACCGCGACGGGCACGATTCGCATGCCCTCTCTGGCCAAGAACTCCGCAACACCTGTTCTGGCCGCTACGGCTTCGACCTTTATCAGCTCTTATTTGCCTGACCTTTTGATCATGGCAAGCATGATTTACATCAGCGCCTTCCAGAGAAACTTTGGCCGTCAGTCTGATGACCCGGCTATGGCGCAGAGCTACGAGAGTCAATATCAGGCCTTGTTACGCGGGGCTGTTGTTGAGGAATTCAGAAAGAAATTTGAGTCTGGAGCTTGGACGTCTTATAGCCCCACGCCAACTGCAAATCCCCCGAGATAATTCATGCCTCACGCATCAGTTAAATTAAAACCCGGCGTAGACCAGAACCAAACGCCGGCTTTGAACGAGGCCGGAATATCGGAATCCCAGTTCATTCGATTTATTTATGACCGTACAGGACTTGGTCTTGTTCAAAAACTAGGTGGATGGGTCAAGTTTTACCCCAATTACATGCCCTCTATCACAAGGGCTCTTTGGGCTTGGCAAGATACTGAGGCAAACAAGTACCTTGGCGTTGGTAATCAGAATGAGACCAACACGTACGAAGCAAGTCTTTATGCCATTCGAGACAATGGCCAAAAAGACATCACGCCAACTCGAAACGAAGACAATATTACGCCGGTTGTTGACACGACTGCTGGAAGCTCGATTGTTACCATTACCGATTCCACGCTTCAAAATCAAACAATCTACAACTCGGTCTATGTCGCCACGCCTATCAACATTGGCGGCTTGATCATTTATGGTCTTTATCAGTGTAACCCTGACAACTTCTTGTCTGCCACGGCCTATCACATCCAAGCTCGAGATGCCTTGGGCTCGCCAGTAGCAGCATTAACGACTGACAATACGCCCGTATTGCCAATTTTTGATAC